AGACTCAGTAAGTTTGAATATTAGTGTATCTTTGCTCAGGTCGTTCACCGATGGTAAGGTGAAATCTCCATTATTATTAACAACATGGACTCTATTCAGGTCTCCACTGCCCATACTGACAGTACCTGATTGGTCAATTCTGTTGAATCTTGTGTTGTAACCCTGAGCGGTAAACGATCTCATTCAAAAATTCTCTTATTGAAATTCTTGGAAACGATGGCACTTTCTATCTGCCTTGCATTATTACTACTATCTGTCAAGAACGTCTCGCACATGTTTTTTTCCAAAGCTCTAGTGATACGCGTCAGTTCATTTGATAATGCATCCTTACTAGCGTAACGGATATCGTCATCCACTTCAATTGAATGTAAGTCTTGCACTTCATGACCAATAGAATAATCTGGACCAAATTCCCATTGTATAAGAGACGCAATGTTTAACAGTGGTAACTTATCATACTGTTTTGGCATCTCTTTGTCCTCATACACCATAGCAATTAAGTTTCTTGTGTACTTTACAATTGATTCAAATTCAAATATTGTGAATGGATGTACTTCTACGATATACTGCTTGTAGGCTATGAAGTCATGTATAATTTTGTTGATTAGGGTATCACTTCTCATCCGATCACTTATACCGTAAAGCGTAGGACAATGGACGGCATTAAAGTTTGATGGGCTGTCGTCATACAAGCTATCTAGGAATTTCTTGTGGTATTCACCAGGTGTTGACGATATATAATAGAATTTCTTCTTAGGGAATTTCTTTGCGTGTTCCTTTATCTTTGCCCTGTAGCTGAACAAGTATCCATCAAATTCGCCACTGGAATAAAAGACTTCCACATCTATATCACTACAATATATGATAGTGTCGTATGGCTCCAGCAGGGTACTATCGCAATGCACATAGTTTTCTTCATATACTTTAATGAAGCCAGGATAATCACTGTAGTTTTTCCACATCTTATTGTCAAGCACGGAATATTCTGCGCCCCGCTCAGTTAGTTGACTTACCAATTCTATTCCAAGATACCCAAGACCACCTACGATTAATATCTTCATAATATAAATTCCTTCTTTAGCCTGTCTATATTTTCATTATAAAAATCCCTAGAAGAACTATCGTTCTGCATATCAGGGCTGGTTTTACGTGTTGCTGATTCGTGATGTATTGCTTCTGCCCTTGCACAGTACCATATCTTACACCCCAATTCCCTTGCACGTAAACAAAACTCAATATCGTTACAATCACCGTAAAATTTATGATCCATACCTTTTAACATCTTGTAGATAGGAACAACAATTAGCACCATGGCAAATGTGACCGCAGAAACTTCTCTACTGCTCACGTAGTTCTTAGAAACAGGTTTCTTGTAATTAACGTGTTCAAAGAGAGTAGTACTATTCCCGAGCTTCACACCTGCATGTTGATACGTTATACCAGTTCCATTGTGTGGACTAATGTACTTTCCTGGAAAGTATAGGCTTGCACCGACAATTTCAGCGTTTTCCGTCTTACTAATATGAACCATGTTTTTTAACCAATCATTGGACAATACCTCAATGTCATCGTTCATCAATACGACATAGTCCAAGTCACCGCAATATTCTGCCACTATCTCATTGTTTACTTTCGCAAAATTAAACCCATCACTATAATACCTTTGGTGTACCTTAATCTTATGCGCTGATTTAATACAATTAATCTCAGTTGGCACTTGTTCCCCATACCAGACAACATGTACACATACGTTATCGTAGTTAATTTCAGATATCGATGCTAGGCATTTCCTAAGTAAGTCCAGGTTGGAAGATACCACAACAATTCCGACACTTTGTGAATAGTTTGGTTTATTGTGATGCATTGTGCTGTGTTCCCTATCGTGATATTTTAGTAGATACCCTAATGTGTTTGCCACGCCATTATATAAATGGTAAGCGTCTGAAGAGGCTACAAAGTCTAATAACGCAATGTTTTTAACAGAGCCAATGCCAACGTCATAATGGTGGTACTTTGCCTTTCTAAGAAGACTACGGAGTAATAGACGCTCTTTCCACAAACAATCATTACCTTCCCTTACATCATCTATTAAGTCTTTGTGTACCAGTAGCCCAATTTTATACTGACTACTTTCAAGAATATTGTGGATATTCAGGGGTTGGTTTATAAGGGTCTTCTTATTACCTTCCCGAAGGTAATAATTAAAAGACGCTATCATTATATTATTGTTGATAGCGTGTTCTGTGACACCGATTATTTTATCTTTGATTAAGCTGACATCTGCCAATTCATCAAATATGAAGTGGTAGTCACCACCACAACACATCGTATTTATATTGAATTCTTTCATACGTATAAACAACAAAGCCCAGAAACGAATTTCTGGGCTTTGCGAATGATATGATGCTTAGTTTAGCTATTGATTACAATAGTTTCGCTAAGGTCGCTGATCTTACACAGTGCTTCGTTGTAATCGTAGTTGAACGATACGCGCTCACTAACAACGAATTTACGCTGATCTGATTCAATCACTTCTTCTGATTTGAATTTGATCAAGCGACGGTCACCGAGTGATGCGGCTTTCTTATGCATTACTACAGCTTCACCAGTAGTTGCAAACGGGATTTCGTGGATAGGTACACCATAGATGGTTGTAACTACACCAGTATTGCTTTCACCTGCTGAACCAAGACCAGTAATGAAACTGGCAAGATCCTGGCCGGAAACATTAGCCTGTTTGAAACGAGCGTTTGAGCGGATGTTTGCCGCCTGTTCACTTGGAACGAGTGCCATAAGCATTGACTTATTACGTCCGTACTTACCGAGATTGAAGATCGCCTTATTGATGAAATCTTCATTGAACGCTGCTGCACCTGCCGCGACAGCCGTAGCTGCTGAAGCATCATTAGCCGCAGGAAAGATTCCTGTGAACATGAGGCGAGCGTCACGAACATACCAGTTGGCAGTCGTAGCACTTCCAGGTGTAGGCGCAGTTGCGAGATGGGTTGGATCACCCTGCAACATAGCGATTTCTTCTGCTTCACCAATTGCGTCAGCAAAGTCACGTAGAACCTGCTGAATTACATCTGGTTGCGAGTCTTCGACTGCTTCTTCGTCGACCATAGTATAGGACATGAGCTTCTTGGCTTGCCAAGTGACGCTACTTGCACTGTACTCACTGAATGTAGCTGTTACTCCATCTGGGATGTAGTAACCGGACATTCCGGACTGACGTTTTGCTTTTTTCCAGTTTCTTGCATTCTGTGTGAATACAGGAATCAGATTACGCATGATATTTGTATCGCGAATGTACTCAATGACTTCCTTGGCCAGAGGGGCTGGGAGATAATCTTCAATGTTACCTCCAGAAGCGACAGAGAGAGCTTTTCGTATTGCATTTCGTGTGATTGACATGACTTTAGTACTCCTTACTATATATTTAACTGTTTTTTATTATTCGGACTGATTGTTGTTTGGTCTTAGTTGCCGTGCGTTACTTCGTACGCTGACAAGTACGTAGCTTTAACACTTGCCTTTTCAGAATCGGAAAGTTTTTCCAATACTGTTTCATTGTCGTATACGTATTTGGCATACTCAATAGAGGCAGAGTCTTGTGGGCCTTTGAATGCAGGCTTTGGCAAACCGTCATCAGTTTCTTCAGTACCGGACTCAGCATAACCTTTACGCTTACCTGAAACCAATTCCTGGAGCAATTCAGTACCTGTCATTTCCTCGATAGATTTGTTTTTCTTTGGCGCACCCTTCTTAGGGGCCTTAGATTTGCTTTTCTTCGATTTGTTTGACGCATTAATAGATTCAGTCAGAGTACCAATTGCACCCATCATTGTTTCCATTCCTTTTTCGAGTAAAGAGAGGCGATTGTTATCAGCAGATTTATTGCCGACACGCTTCTTGCTCGACTTCTTTGTTGGTTTTTTCTTCTTTGTCGGCATCTTCTGTGTCCTTTGTTTTATTTTTTTGTTATATTCACTTATTGATTTAGTAAAAGATTTACAAGCAACTTCATCGACTGATGCTTCTTCATTGCACGGAATACCCACTACGCTGACTTCATGAAGTGACATGCTCATTATATTGAACTCTTCTATCTCTCCAGTTTCAGCGTTTTCCACAATCTCTACCTTTTTCGGTAGCAGTCTTATAGAAAAAGAGTTAAGTACTTTTTCACGTAACTTGGTACGGATATCAGCTACATCATCTGCTTTGCTGATAAACACTTCAATATCAATACTTGATACTTTACCAGATTCATTAAAGTCAGATTTGTTGACCTTGCCAATAGGAAAGTCTGTATCGTGATTAAAGAAAACTGTATTACTACCCTTTTGCAATAAGTCTTTAGAAGCACCACGTAGAGCCTCTGGCATAATTACATCGCCAACTCTATCTTTGTGGTTGGTACTTGCTTTGCCACGGATAATCAAGTCCTCTTCAGGTACTATCTGACCGTTAGCTTTCTTTTTTCTTACACGTATTTTCTTTACAGATTCTTTTCTACGTGCTTCGCTTTTAGCTTTTGACTTTACTTTTTCTACAAAGCCGAAGTCGTAGTTAAACGGTTCATGGAAACCATACTTCTTTAGTTGACTGGGTGTTGTCAGTACGATCCGTTTTTTAGATGATTTGTTTTTAGCCATCATTAGCCCTAATGTTTAATTGTAAGTATCATTATAAAGTTTTGACTTCTTTACGAACTTTATAGCATTATCTATCTTCTTGACAACTTCGTCTCTTGATCCACACTTATTTTTAGAGATTAGCTTGTATACGCTGTCAAAATAATGGTAGGCTATGCCGACTTCGCCTTTTGATTCAAATAGCTTATCAATCAGTGTCGGACCACACGCTTTAAGGTTTTTTAAGACCTTATGGTTATGGTAAGCTTTTACAGCGGCTGACTTTATTTTACTAAAGTACATATCCATAAATTGCTTGCCATCGTCATTACCGCTGTTTCCACTGTTATTACCATTACCATTGCCCTGCTGGGAAGGTGGAATAAGTTCGCCTGTATCTGGATCAACCTGTGATCCACCAGGATGGGTGGAAATTGGTGTATCACCCCAAGGCACTGGAGGTAGGTTTCTGCGACGACGAATTTCATTGACAACAACAACAGCATTACCAAGTTCAATCTGGTCAATTTCAGCTTGTGATTTAGAATCGAGGATATCTACAGAGCCATACACAATCTTTATATCGTCATAACCAAACCCGTCTTCGACAATTTCTTTTGTGTAAGCATAAGTTTCATCGTCAAGTAACGGTACGATAGCACCATTCTTATATGCTTCCACTTGCTGTTCTGAGTTTAGCTTACCTGTAGAAGCATCAACGATACCCATTATTACAGGTTGCATACTTAATACGGCAAAGATTTTGTTCCTAAGCTCTACACCATACTCACCAAACTGCATATCCCTATTTGTGATAGCCATACGGACAAAGTTCATCTTCGTATTAACAGCCATCATCTTATGAGCGTTTTGTGCGCCTTTGTTTTCTGTTGCCCAGTACTGGCGAAACCTTTTAAGTTCCTTATTTGACATACCCTCTAAAGAAAGGATACCGCTTGCCTCAGCACCGTTAAGGAAAAATTGTGTATTAAATGTCTCACGTAACATGTCACTCGCAAGCGCATTAGCCAAAGTGTCAGCAGGTTTCTGCCCATATAGGCTCTTGCTGTCCGGATAAAAGATATTAAGAATCATTTCGTTCTTATCAAAGTAAGCAACGTCCGTTTCAGGGCCTTGTAGACGATAAGCACGTTTATCGGGCATATTACCGTGCTTATCGGTATTCATCTTTACTCTGCTGGCATCTTGACTATAAAGTTCTTGAATCTGGCCAGTAAGGGTGTTGTTTACTTTTTCTATAGCCCCACGACCATAAGTTAGGCCGTCTTGCAGGAATTTCTTCCTTATTTGCTTAAAGCTCTCTTTATTACCGTTAGGGTTATTGAATAGCTCGTTTACTTCGTCAAGGCGACGTTGCATGTCCGCGCTAACTTCATCATCTTCTTCTTTTGGAGCAGCGAACATTCTAACCTTTGTACAGTCCTTTACAATACGAATAATACACGCATTGAACCATACGTTAAACCTGAAAAAATTGTAAGCGTCTTGATCACTTAGCTTGAAGAAGCGCGGTTGTGCAAAGCCCTCACCATCCATTGTGTGTTCTACAAACCCACTGGACGACTTCATCCGTGTTGGGAATCTATCGTGCGGTGCAATGATCTTTCTAGTCGTCATAATCTTCCATTCCTATCCATGTGCCAATGCCGGAGTCGCCTTCTTCACAATTATATATCGTTCCAGCCCAACCGTCCCACACGTCCTTTGATTCTTTTTTGACGTGATCGACCTTTTTACCGTTAATGTGTTTGAGGTGTTTAGCCTCTCTACAGAGTATTGAATGATAAGGGTACTCAACCCTATTCTCGACAATCGTTTGTTGGGCAGAACTTGGTATCTCATCATTCCTATCAAGACTGATATATTCAACTTCGTACCCTTTAGCTTCTAAAGTTTGTTTTATATAATGACTCTGGTATCTGTCAAACGTAACCTTTACAATATCAAAACCTCGGTCTGTCAAGGCAAAGATTAAATGCAGTAATACAGAATCATAATGGATTTCACCGTTCATAAGCAGTATGGGATCGTATTCTGATCCTGGAGATACATGACCTATTGCATCGGTTTTGATTATTGGTCTTTCTACAAACCTGTCGTCCATTAACATGTCATCAACGTCGATTCCAAGTCTTTGGTTTTCATCCATCAAATCGACTGTATCCATTTCAACCCTAATATGGTCAATTACATGCCCCATAGCGAATCCCATCATGTCCTTGCTTATAGACAAGTCAAAGTGCATATAGTATTCCGCATTGGGGTCAGGTGTAGACCACTCACGCCATTGACCGTTCCCCTTGTACATATTTGCCTTACAGTCATCATAGTCATAACATGCCCTGCGTAACTGCGTATCACTGGTAGTTTCCCTTGCTAGATACACAGGGCATTGCTGACATATGTCACATACGTTGTCTTCTACAAAATCAGGGTCAGGCCAGAAGCTTTCTATTACCCCCATAGGTACAGCACCGAAGTCACGCATTGTTCTTCGATAGTTTGTGTTTAGCCTATGCTGAAAATCTTCTATAGTTAAATTTGGATTGATATCCCACGTTGCCGCTTGAATAGTAAACCCATACGGTGCTTCTTCAAGTTCAGCCTTTTTCTTCATTACAAAATCGTCATCAAATCGTGGCGTAGTAATACCAATCATTTTGTAATAGTTGGGGAATCGGGTTTTACAACTTCCGTAAGCGGCTTCCCAGCATTCCTCCGCTCGAGATTCAGACTCTTCGCTGTTGTCGTTGGTTAAGAAGAACGCCAACTCGTCACCCACCCATTGTATCGTGTTATACCCTAGCCAACCAAACGCTTGACTGTTGGCACTAAGAGCACGTATGTTTTTATCAAACTTTACTTCGATACTTCCAGGCTCGCCATACTTACCTTCAAACCATGGACAGTTCGTAAGCATACCCTTAAACTCAGTAAAGAATACGTTCCGTGCCTGAGTATCATTCCTGGCAGTATTAACAAAGTAGATTGGAGACCCTGGAGATAACCCATAATATTTTTGTGGGCTATACATGCACAAGCATTTATATATACCGTACAGATGGAATATACTACTGATAAAGTCTTTACCACTTCCCTTGCCTAACAACAGAATTGCTTCCCGTATATCGTCCCTAGCAAGCTGATTGGCGATGTCCATAATTTTAGGACGACACCCACGCTTACCATCCCACTTCAAATTTAGGAATTGTTTACTTTCAATAAATTCCTGTACTGGTACAGGGTCTTCTTCAAACAGTTCATCGACACTTGAGTCAAACGAATATGCCAAATGTTTAAGAGGGTTAAAGTCATCCTCTATAATTCTCTTAGCCATTAAATTTCGCCTGTCATTAATATTAAGTCGAGATACATTTCATAAAGCCCATCAGCTGATTCTTTCTCGTGTATAACTGCAACCCTTATCTCATCAGCGGGGCATTCTTTTATCGTAGACAACAGTAGTTGAATTTCAATATCGCGCTCATCATCATCAGGCTTACCCATAAGTCTGAAGTAACATCTGATAAGTTTTGGAAGCTCATGCCGTATATTGATTGCTGTCATCATTTCTTTTGTTTAGCTCTATTATATTATTACCTGTCGTAATAGATAGTTCTAGAAGCTTTTCCCTAAACTCGTTTACCTTTTCAGGATTATTGTTAAACACCTCGTTAATTAAATTAGTTATGCCACGCAACAATATTTTCAAGCCATCCTGCGTATACATTAGTTCTTTGCGTGATTGAATTTTATCAATACGTTCAATATTTTTTCCTATAGCTTCAGCACATCGTATAACCCTGTCCACTACCTCACCATCATGTAGTGCTTGCTGAGAATTAACTATTTCCCTTATACTTATCCACTTTTCATGGTGATCAAGGTCATCGTCCTCTACTACATTTTCAATCATTCTTATTAGCGTTCTAGGATTTTTCTTAGTTTCATTGTCATTTATTTTTTGTATGTAATTCGTGAAGACTGCACGTAACATTGAAAGTTCAGGTTTTAGATCCATTAACTTGGGATCATTCATGAATGATTCAAGGACATCTTTCAGTTCATTGTTGAAACTTCCCTTGTATTGCATCAGCGTCGTGTTTTGACGATCACCATGGACAAGGGCATGGGTATTACCTCCACCATGATGTCTACAGTACAGACTTCCTTTAGCACACGAACTGCCACAGCGTGATTTTTCACCGTCTGGAAGCTTGTTACCATTTTCATCCCGTGGCAATACTTTTCTAAAACATCTAAGACCACCGGACTTAGCGCGGTGTTCAGCGGGTAGCTCATTAGTTTTCAGGCCAATAAATTCACCGTATCTGTCATATATGTTTCTTTTAGCCCTTTTGGACTTCTTCTTCTTAGCCATTTTAACAATAATCCTAAAGTAGATGATAATGCATTACTTAAAAAGGGGGGCTACCCTGAGGGGTAGCTTCCCCCTTTTTAAGAATTAACATACATTGAAATTAAAACCTCACGTCTGCGCGCGAGGGGAAAGATCCACCTAAAAGCAATATGGATATCCAATGTTCGGATTATGGACATCTGGTACTAATATTTACTGGATCCATGTGAATTGCAAGTAATTTATGCAACTTGCGGTTATTAAACGCTACCAAATAGCGTCTGTAGCCCTATAGACCTATGGTAGATGAAAAACAGGGCGTTTTTCATGTATGGGTATGGGTAAGGTGTAAAAATGGCTCTACTGGGCTTTATTTTGGCTTGGAAATAGTAACCAATCCGTGCTTATGCAGTTCCGTGAGTATTTTCTCCGGAAGGACGTCATAAGTGACATATTTTTCAATAATTTTCATTTGTAGGTCATGGATGTTCTCATTTATCAATTTTAGCTCTTTTAGGATCTCAGCATCGCCACCTTGGTATAAACTGATCCTATCTTCTAAAGGCTTGATCCTCAAGTTCACATATACTGATACTCCAGTCGCAAGAAAGCCAAAAAAGACACCTATTATTCCGAAAATTGCACCCATATCCATACCTATATTCCTAAAATTTGAAGCTTTTCTATCAATATATTGTTAGAATCTTTCTTCAAAGTGGATATAAATGATTGTCCTAAACACAAAAGCGCCCGTCAGGGCACAACCCCTGACGGGCTAGTAACAATAACAACACCACAAAGGGGCAAGTTAAAGGTATCGGGCGATACCACCTGCGCTTTTATGTGCTAACAAACATACTATACACCTATATACCCATAACGCAAACCAAAATATAATTTTTAGTTGTCATAATTATAGGTCTCTTTCTGTGACCACTTCTTATTGAACAACCCATACCGATCACCTGTACCATCAGTATTCACCAAGGTTGGGTCAAAAGCAAATGTTATCACGGTTGTTGAATCAGCGGTATCTACAACAATACGTTTGATTAACCACCTTCCACTGTTGGTTCTAGTTCCTGGGGCAGAAAATCCCACAAATGTTGTGGTAACAGTACCGTCAACAATTTCTTCAACACGTTGGTTCGTAACATCAGTGTTAATTGTGTTACTGTATCTTTCTCCATTATATGCGCCTTGCATGATATTTCCTTGTTATATTATTATGGTATTGATATCGTTCCATGATAATCACCCTTTTGACTTATATCAGATGCGGCAATGATATCGGCCTCTGACTTTGGAGTCAGATTCTCGATTACATACTTCCCTGCGTACTCCGAACCTTCAGGCTCTCTCGTCGGAGAAACAAAGGCTTTGTTATACACCTCATCCTCAGTGCTACCTTTAAGTAAGTGAGGCTGTTCATGGCCCATGAACAGTCCGACGGTCAATTCCACTGGGTGAAAAATACCCTCTCCGTCTGTGGCTATGTACCAACTTCCATCACCTATAATGTCTGCCATTATGCCGGACCTCCATCTACTATTGTCCATGTATGGTTAGCGATCAGGTTAGCTCTTGCTGTAGCTGGAGCGCCTGCACTATATTGTGCTGAACCGCCATGGAAAGATACATTGTTCAGAACACTTTGCGCATCCCAAGCGGGTAACAACAGGTTGTAATTAGTTGTACTGAATCCAGAACCAGACATCATGGAAGCAGCATTCGTCAGACTGGTGATGTCCCACCCACTAACGTCAGGATCAAGACTTGAACAATCACGGAACATTTGGGTCATATTCGTGACAAGACCGGTATTCCAACCACTAACATCGAGAGCAGTGAGACTTGAACACCCAAAGAACATCAAACGCATAGTCGTGACACTGCCAGTATTCCACAAACTAACATCAAGAGTAGTGAGACTTGTGCAGGTGTGGAACATAAAACTCATATTCTTGACAAGACCAGTGTTCCACAAACTCACATCAAGAGTTGTAAGACTTGAGCAATCACGGAACATATGGGTCATAGTCGTGACAAGACCAGTGTTCCACAAACTCACATCAAGAGTTGTAAGACTTGAGCAATCACGGAACATATCGGACATATCCGTGACACTGCCAGTATTCCAACCACTCACATTGAGAGTTGTGAGACCTGAACAATCACGGAACATCAAACGCATAGCCGTGACGTTACTGAGGTCAGGGGCATCCGTAGCAGATACATTCGTCAACGAAGTACAACCATAGAACGCATTTGCCATGCTAGACCACGCAATATTACCCCATTGAGAGATATTTGTGATCTTGGCTTTGTCACCAGTATTGTTGAAAAAGATTCGGGGGAACACACCGCTAATCTTTATATTGTAGATTCCAGGTGCTGCGTAAATATGGGTCTGGTTGGTGCTGACCGTGACTGTATCAACAACTGTATCGCCCCAGTCTACAGAGTAGTTGTACGTGCCAGCAGTAGTAGGTAGAATAAATGTATCGCTTGCACTGCCTGCAAGATTTGTGTTGACAGTAATATTGAACGTGGTTAGGTCAGGTGTAGACCCAGGAGCCAATAATGTAACGGGGTATGTAAACATTAACTAAAATCCAGATTTGCTTGTCCAAGCATATTTGTACCATCACAATAAAAACAGATGAGATCCACAGCTCCTCCAGACCCAGCCGTTAAGACAGGTGCAACTCCTGCTGGCCATTTATAAGCTAATCCGTATGTAAGTGTTCGTGTTCCTGTGCCGTCTTGAACTACCCGTAGTATATAAGTAGCTCCTGCTTTCATATTAGTAGGGTTATCCAGCACCCTGTTTCCAGCGAGAACAACTGTGGCTGTCTGCCCAGTATTAAGATTCCAAGAGATGTTAGCACCATCTACTAGGGTAGCTTCTACAAAGTACTGTTGCACTACATGCCCACCACCACCTCCACCAGCATCCGGATCAGTGCTTCGTAGTTTGCCTAAAAGTTTATCGTAAAACGTACCCATAGTTAGTATCCTCAAGAAAGTTATATTGTTTTGTTGAATATATCTTTCTTCTGGACGCTTTTTAAGGTATATCAGATAACAAAAAAGCCCCATAGGTAAAACCTATAGGGCTTGGTATTAGTTTGGGTCTACACAGCCTTAAAAGGCTAAAGAGAACCGTGTAGCTTTAACTGTATATAATGGTTAGCGGTTTTTAATCTTCTTTTTCTTTTTGTCTTTCAGTTCTCTTACAAAAGTACCGTTTTTCTTTGCTTTCCGTTCAGCCTTAAACTTGTTATAGGCATTCATATCAGAAGTATAGCTAC